GTTCACGCCACGGCCTTTCTCTCTTCGGTCTTTGGTTTCCACCGATGCCACGCGGGAGTTGCGTTATCGGGCCACATGCTGATTTTCTTCTGCCCTTGCCAGTTCGGTGGGCGCGAGCCGTAGACCTGCTCGAGCAAAGCAATGCTGGTGATGCCCATTTCTGCCGCGATCTGTGCTTCGGTGGCGCCGTCGCCTCGGCGGCGGGTCGCGTAGAAGCTCCGTAGGCCGTGCGCGGTCCGTTTGGGCAAGCAGAGGTCGCGTGTGGCTCTGCGCAGGGCATGGTTTAGCGAGTCCACACCGATAGTGTTCAAGCCGCGCCCGAGAACAAGGCCGGGGAACCACCAGGGGCTCTCGGGGAGGGTAAGACAATGCCATGTCCGATGGCACCCGAGATAATCCGCGAATTCCTCCGTGATGAGCACAAACGGATTAACGCCGTGCTTGGACCTCGCCAGGAACAGGTGATTCCCCTGGATGAAGCCGGGCTGGTCTTCGTTGGCCGCATCCATGCGCAGCCGGCGCGTCTCGCTAGTGCGGCAGCCGGTGAAGGCCTCGAAAAGCATCTGGAAGCCGATCGATTGGCTGGCTGGCCTTCCGGCGAAGAAATATTCGGCAATCAGATTGAGTTCATTGCCGTCGGCCGGCGCGAACTGGCGGCAGTGCTGGATTCGCTCGGCTTTGCTGGACCTCGCAGGGTTATTCGCACGCAGGCGCGGTCGCCCACTGCGGATAAAGTTGAAGCTCACCCAGCCGTGGCGCACGGCGTAGTTGATGACGTTCGAGAGTGTGACCCAATCCATCTCGACGGTCCGGTTGCCGGTGCCGCGCGCAACTCGTTTGGTTCGCCACTTCTTGTAATCCATCAATGACGGCAGTTTGATGTCGTCGATGGGCCATTTGCCGTAGAACTTTTTCAGGTAGCTAATCCGCGCTTCCTCCAGGCTGACAAATCGCGCGTCGCGCGGCTCACCGCGGCTATTTGGGCAATCCGCACCGATGTAGGCCTCGGAAACGCTCGCGAAATCCTGCCCGCGCGTCAGCGGGCTGCGGCATTCGCCCGAAATCGACCGCCGGTGGGCCACTAGAAGCCCCGAGGCCTCTTCACGTGCGTATTTGAGCTTCAACGCGCGCAGTTTCCGCCAGGTCCGCCGGCCAGCGATCTCCGGACGGATCCAGAAACGTCCGGACTCGTCCTGGTAAATGCCTTCGGCGACGGCGGTGGCTTTCATTTTCTAGCGTCGTTCACTTCGTCCCTGAGTTTCTCGTCACTCAAGCGGTTAATTGTCTCGACCCCGTAGGGGCCAATGAGGCTCCAGATTTTGGCATCTTCCCCGAGCCTGTGTGCAGTGGCGATCGTCAGAATTATGTCGGCATAGCGCTGGTCCCTCTTCCGCTCGATTTTTGAGTAATCGAAAAGGCTCAGCGTTGAAAAGTTGATAAAGACGACAGCAATTCCGCCAAGTAAGAGGCCAGCCAAAAACGGCATAATTCCGTTCTTCATAGTGTCCTCGTTTGTTCGGACGTGTTACCAAAAACAACAGTGTGCCCTTTTTTTGGCCAGAAGCTTTTTGCACGGGACAAGACGCAGTGGCTTGTGGATCGCATGTCGGTCAGATTTGTGGACACGCAAATTTCGGGCATTCCGAGTGCTGAAAGAGCGTGCATGATTGTGATTGTTGGGTGCCTCATTTTTGTTGCTCCGAAAGTCATGAAGCCATTGAAAGTTAGACGTTCCCTCCAGCGGCCTTGCCGGGGTCATAGCGACCGGGCTTCGCCTTTTTGATGCCTTTATCTGGATTGTGTTCGGGTGTGGTCGGGGATTCTCCCCGCCCAACTACTTTGAATCGAATTGGCAGATCCATCCGATAATCATCTTCTTCGATTGCTTTTAGCCCGGCCTGTAAAGCTAAACTCATTACATCAATCACCGATAGACCGGTTCGTTGCGAAATTATTTCGGCGATTTTTTCATCTCCGGAGAAAGGCCGAATTCGAACTGTCATGGCCTTTTTGGGTTTCATTGGCTTCAACTGTAGACTCCCTATTTCCAAATGCAAGAAATTTTGTTGACAATATATCCTTATTGACTTCAACTGGACACATGAAGCTTCAATTGCCCAAAAACAAAAGCCTGAGCACTGCAACAAGGATGCGCCTTTTTACCGTCGACCAGGAACGAATTAAGGAAATTGCAGCATGCTCTATGCACGCTGAAGTGGCGGTTGCCCGACTGGCTGTCAATGCTGGGCTGCCGCTAATTGCTAAGCAGCTAGGTATAAAATTGCATAACGGCGACTCCCCATCAGCATGAAACTAACCTGGCCAGAGCGGGGGTATCTTGCCCTTTGGTATTTCACATTGTTCGGCTTGGGGTGGTTGCTCGCACGCCTGGTGCTATGAGTGACCCCGAACTCTCAACGGTCGTGGCGTCGTTGCGCTTTGAAATTCAACGCGGCTTTGAGGAGTTGACCAACCAGGTCGCCCGGGACCAAAGCCCTTGGATGAGCGCAAACTCAGCCGCGCGGTATGCCGATTGCAGTTCGAGTGCAATCTTCAAGGCCGCCGCTCAAGGCTTCATCACACGCTACGAAACGCCCTTCGCCGGCCCGCGCTTCAAGCGGGACGAAATTGACGCGCTAATCGAGAAATCTAAAGCTTCCAAAATTCCTTCCCTCTCCCACACCCCACAATGTATGCAAAGGTCTTCCGACAAATTTTCGACAGTTCCATAGCCGACGACTACCGCGTAAGGCTTGTTTTTGAAGATTTGCTCAAATTAGCCGATCCCAACGGCGTTGTTGACATGACACGCGAAGCGATTTCTAGGGTCACCAACGTCCCACTGGAACTCGTTAACCAGGGAATCGCTGCCCTTGAGAGCCCCGATCCAAAAAGCCGTTCCGCAGGACATGAAGGCCGACGGATTGTTCTCCTCGACGAGCATCGCGATTGGGGCTGGATTATTGTCAATTACGATCGCTACCGACGGCTCGGCTCAGAAGAACAACGGCGAGAGAATACCAGAACCAGGGTAAAGCACTTTAGAGATAGAGAAAGAGAGAGGGGGGGAGAGCAAGTTGTTGATGTTAAAGCATGTAACGCAGATGTAACAAGCAGTAACGTTTCCCACTCTACATCTTCTTCTTCATTTACCTTAAAGAAAGAGGGGATTGTTAAGGGGGGAAAGAGTCCGAACCCCGGCATTGAAGCGGTCAAATTGCAGGGGGCAAAAATAGGACTGCCGGACATCGAATGCGAGAAGTTCTTCGACTACTACGAAGCCAATGGCTGGCGAGTCGGCAAGAATCCGATGCGACTCTGGACAGCAGCGCTGGCGAATTGGAAACGTCATTGGCTCGAATACTCGACCGAGAGTGCGAGATCTACCGGGCCGCCTCAGCCGAGTGCAGACACGTTCTGGAAGGACAAAGCCCGCCTGGACATGATCGAAAAGGAGATTCAAGCGATCGAAGGCCGTGCCTCGCATACCGCAATGAACATGCTTATCGAACCTCAGGACAAGGACCGATACAAGCGGCTGAAGTCGGAACGCAGGGATTTGAAAGCCAAAATGAAACTCTGATCTATGCCAAAATCTGTGAGCCAAATCCTGCGAGGGGCGTCCAACTATACGGAGAAACTCGACACCGAGCAGTGGCGCGCGTTCAGCCAGGGAATTAAAAGAAAGCAGGGGAACTGGTGCGCATCGTGTCGGCGCTCGGACATTATTCTCAACGTTCATCACATCTTTTATGAGAGCGACCGCGAGCCTTGGGAATACGCCGATGACGAAGTGATCGTTCTCTGCACCGCATGCCATCGCCAGATCCACGAACAATTAAAGAAATTTAGAAAGTTCGTTTTTGCAAAGCTGACGCCGCAAGCTTTTCAAATTCTAAACGGTGCCCTCGCCGTGGCGTATGAAAAATATGACGGCCTGGTTTTCTCTCACGCGCTGGCCGAATTTGTCTGCACGCCCACACTGCTTGAAAGATATGCGAAAGCGTGGGAGATGACTGCCAAGCCGAAAGAAGATCGCCCCTACGTAACAAACGATCCAGTCGTGTTGACGCGAGCCACGTTGAAACAGAAACAAGGGGACCACAAACCCGATTGGAAGAACCAAAAATGATAGAGCCCGCAGATTTTATCCGAGCCGCCTGGCAGCCGGCGTCGGATTTGACAATCGATCGCTGGATCGAACAGAACGTCGAACTCGGTGGCGACTCTGACATGCAGGGCCGCGTCAGTTTTGAGCTGTTTCCAATGGTTCGTTACTTCCTGCGAAAATGCCAGGACCCGGCCGTCCGCTCGGTGACTTTGATTTGTTCGGCGCAATCCACAAAAACTAAAAGCGTCCAGTTTTACCTGATTCATCGGCTGATAAATAACCCGGGCCCGACGATTTGGTATGAAGACACGCAGGAGAGCGCCAAGGAATTTTCCCAAACGCGGCTTTACAACGATCTGCACGGGTGCGAACTGGTTCGCGATAAACTCCCCGCCGACCGGCATCGGCAAAAGTGGGCGCTCATCCAATTCGATGACATGGATCTTTACGTCCTGGGAGCCAACACAAAACGCAATCGCGAAAGAATTGCCGCGGAAGTCGTTCTCTGCGACGAACGCAGAAATTATCCGCGGGGCGCGATGGCTAGCATTCGCAATCGTTACAAAACCTTCCGCCAATCCAAGGAGATTTCGTTCTCAACTGCTGGCCAAGAATTCGACGAACTTCACCAAGGTTTTCTGAACGGCACGATGGTTTTTTTTCATTGGTCGTGCCTGAAGTGTGGGCATCGCCAGCCGTTTCGTTTCGGGCGGAACGCCACGACGTTGTTTCCGACCGCGCGGGAGTGCGGTGGTTTCATTTGGGAAGATTCCAAACTCACTCATCCAAGCGAAAACGTTTGGGACATTCGCGAAGTTAGAAAAACCGTTCGCTATCAATGCGAAAATCCCGGCTGCCGGCGGGAGTATCGAAATTCGGAAAAGCCGCTTTTGATTGCGACGATGAACGAAACGAACGATTTCGGCGCCGTCGAAACAAATTTGATGGCGGCACCCGAACACGTTTCGATGCATTGGAGCGAATTTTACATGCCGTTTGCCGACACTTCCTGGGAAATGACCGTCGAGAAATTTTTGAAAGCGCACGTCACTTTGAAACGAACTCACAACGAAGAACCGTTGAAAGTTGTGGTTCAAGAATCTTTCGGGGAGCCGTGGCGAGTCGACACCGAAAAAGTCGAGGCGCAACAAGTTCTCGAACGTCAGGGAATTTATTCGCTCGGAGAAAAATGGGGGGCCGAGATCGAGAGCGCGACGATTTTGACTTTTGACAAACAAATGGGACACGTCAAATTTGTCGTTCGGCAATGGCAACCAGGGGGCGCCTCCCGGCTAATTCTTTGCGGACAAACTCCAGATTTTGAAACGCTCAGAAAAGATCAGGAGAAATTGGCCATCAAAGACAAATGTGTTTGGGGTGATTGCGCCTACGAACCTGACAAGGTTTTCTCTGCGTGTCATTCCTACGGTTGGATTCCGATGCTCGGTTCGGACCGCGATGAGTTCCAAAACAAAGTTTGGAACGAGCAAGAAAAGAAGTTCGATCACGTCAAAGCATATTGGAAAGCTGACACTTTCCGCACTCGATACGGCCTGATCAAACGCTTTGTTTGGGCAAACAACCATTACATGGATCAACTTTATCTTTTCTTGATCCCAGGCGGATTGACCAATGTGAACGTTGACAACGAAAAGCGTCACCTCGCACCGCTCTGGGAGATTCCATCCAACAAACCCTACGATTACGTTTCCGAGTTAAGCGCCGTGGAAAGAGTGAAAGAAACCGACGCAGATGGAACCGTTACTTACCGCTGGCGTTGGACAGGCCGACACGACTTCGCCGATTGTGAACTGATGCAGATCGTCGTCGCGGACCAAGCTGGTTTATTTATTTCAGGGGGGCCCCTAAAATAAAAGTCCTGACTTGAAAGAAAACCTCCACAAAAAAATTAAGGAATCTTTTGTTTCTCTATTAGGAGAAGCAGGTGCCGCGCAA